CATAAAATTATCTACCTGGCGATCAAATGCTTCTCTATCTGCTTCTTTAATTAAACCCTTTTTAACCATATTCTGCGTCGCTTCAATAGCAAGCTTCATCCTTGTTGCACCACTAAGATAAGCTTCACTTGCAGAAGCATATACATTATCCGTATCTTTTGTTAATCTATCATGTTCTTTAAGAATTTGTTTCTGTGTCATTTCTTTTGTTAATTGTTTTGCATATTCAGGACCAAATGCTAATCTATAAACTTCTTCTGCTGACATAACACCAGTTCCAGCTGCTGTTTTTACTAATTCATTTACAAAGTTAGCAACAAGTTTGCCTGTAGGTTTTTTATTTACTAAAGCTTCAAATTGTTTCTTTAATGTTTCCCATGTCATAAACTTTTTACCATCTTGAGTGATGTTTCCTTTGTTATGTTCACCCATCTGGTCCAGGCTAAATCCTTTTGTTACATCATAATCGCCTTTACCTCTATCAGCACCAAGTTTCTTAAGTGCTGCAACAACTGCAGAGGTTTTCTTTTCTTTGCCTTTATCTTCTTTTTCTTCTTTATCTTCTTTTTTCTCTTTCTTTCCTTTTTCCTCTTTTTCTTCTACTTCTCCTATTTCTTCTTTTGCTTCTCCTATCTCTTCTTCTGCTTCTCCTATTTCTTCTTCTGCTTTTCCTATTTCATTTTCAGTTTCTCCTATTTCATTTTCAGTTTCTCCTATTTCATTTTCAATAAGAGGAGTAGTACCTGAATTTGAAGAAAGTACCATATCTACTAACTGATCAACTTTAGCCTGAATTTCTGGGTCAGAAATTGATGCTTTAATTTCTTCTGCAAGTTTATTTACATCTGGTTGTTCACTCTGACCTTCCATTGCAAGACCAATATCACTTATAGGTGTAAGTGCTTCTGCTGCATCAGAAATTGCTTCTGGAGCATTATCTTTATCAGTTTCTACTGCTTCCTCAGCATCTTGAATAGCTTTTACTGCTCTTTTAAATAATCTAGAAACTGAAGCTACTCTTGTTAATTTACCAAGACCTTCTTTAAGAGAAGCATAAATATCTTTAAGAGTTTCAAGTTTCACTCTTAGATCTGCTTTCTCTTCAGCTGTTTTTATAGAAGACATATGTTCTGCAGCAAGTTTATCAAAAGTATCACCAAGTAAATTTCTTGCTGTAGTTTCTAATCCACTTTCTTTGATATCTTCCATAATTAATTCACCAAATTTATCACTCTTTAATTCTGCTAATGCTTCTGGACTAATAGGATGATTGCCTGTGATGTCTTCCACAGAAGCAATCACTATTGGAATCCCAGTTGCTTTCTCTGAAATGACCCATGCATTAGATGCGTGTGAAAATTTAACATCTACTTTGTCTGCTGCTCTTAAATACTCTTCTCTCTTCTTCTGCAATTCTTTCGTACGACGTTCCTGTTCACTCTGACCTTTTTTATTGTCAGCTAACTCTTTATCCAAAACATCATTGTCCCATTGATCGTGTTTTGGAGCATACGATTCTCTAAGATCTTCCGGAGCTTTCGTATTATACTTGTCAGTTCCTGCAGTTCTTGGATAAAGTCTTGTTTCTGGATTAATTCTCTTTTCTGTTTGGCTCATTCTTTTAGCCTCCTCTGATTTAGATTGTTCAACATATTTTTCGTCTTCTTTAAAAACTCTCTCACCTTGAGGATCTGGTTTTGCTTTATCACCAGTGCCCAAATAATAAGAAGTTTTTAAAACATTTTCAACAAATGCCCCGTAATGAGGAAGACGCTTCTTTAATTCTTCAATTTCCTTTGAAACTGGGTCCATAGTGTCAACCTCCATAGATTTTTGACTAGCTGTTTTTATAGGTAGATTTGCTTCAAGATGACCTATATTTGCTAAAATTATATTTTGATCTAATGGTGAAAAATCTGAAGCCTTTACTCTAGCTACGGCTTCATCATAAGACATTCCACCACTTTTAATTGTATCTATAAGTGCTCTCTCAAAAATTTCTCTTTCTTTCATAACAGCTTGCTTTTGCATCTGAGCTGCTTCTTCTGGATTAGCAATAGATCTGTTTTCTAAATAATTAAAAATTTGAGTAATCTTATCTTTTAAGTCCATTGTCTTCCTCTACATTTTGAGTTTTAGTACATTCACACGGATTTTTACCACATTTAGGACATACATCTTTAATATTATTAACTTCACTGGTCTTTACAATTTGACCATCTTTAACATCCATTATCTTTGTGAGAATACTGTCACCAACTTTTGTAAATGCCATTTTTTACAAACTCCAGTTTACTCGTGGAAAATGTTTAAATTGTTCCGCTAAAGATTTTTCTAAAGTTTCTCCTTGAGATTCATCTACTAAAAATCTAATTAAATCTTCAAATTCTTCACTAACTCTTAAAAGATCTTCAAAAGCTATTGTAGATTTATCACTTGGTTTTCTTATTTTTATCGCTTTCCAGCCAGTTGGTTTTGGAAAGCTACGTTCTATCGCTACTAAACTCTCTCCGTCGTTTGGATGCTCATTATCAAGATAAGGCCCAAAACCTAATCCCTGTTGATTTGGACTAGTGGGCATCTCATCCATTACTTCTGCACGTTTTATTGAATTTATAGTGTAACCTTTCAATTTGAATCTCCTTTTAAAGCAAACACTCTAATATATATTAGGGGTGGGGTGGGGGTGGGGGTATGGAAAAAATTGGCGTTAGGCGGCTCAAAAGAACCGCCTAACTACTTATTTGTATTTTTTATTTAAAACTCCCAGCATTTCCGCAGCAACGTCCACATTAGGACAAAGTATAAAATCCTTTGTTTCTGGAGATAAAATAATACAAGGCATAAATACCGTCGGAGGATGAAATCCTAAATGAGAAGCATATGGATCTAAAAGTTTATAAGTAGAAGTTTGGATAGCCAAACGAGGACGACCTCTATATGAAAAGAGTTCAGCCGCTCCTTCGTGTTTATGGGCTAACATAACGACATCTATATCTTCATACATACCTTCTCGGAGTAGTTTTTTAGCTCCAGCTGTTAGATGCACAGATGATTGACCACGAAAACTATGTCTAGCTAAAATATTATACTGTTGTTTTCCAAGATACAATTCACAACGAATTTCTTCGCCACCATAAAATACTCCGTAATCGTCCCACATTTTATTGGACCAATCAATTCCGGTAGCTTTTTTAAGTCTATTAGAAACATGGTTATCTTTTGTAACAAACAAAATTTTAGCTTTAGGGTCTTTTAGCATACTTAAAAGATGTTGTAACATATACAATTGTTGTTTTGGACTACTAACTGCATTAATAATAGCACCTAGATGCTTTTCGTTAATAAAATTATCAATAGTATCTCCTAAAAAAGCTATAAACATATTTGGTGTTTTTGCTATTATGTTCATATCGTGCTGGAGTCGTTTATAATCTACTCCTTCGTGCCCTATATGAAAATCAGATAATGCTGTTATCCCGACATAACGAGGTTTCCATTTGAATTTACAAATAGAATCGGCTTCAAAATTATGCATATAATCTTCAGATAATTCTGAAATATGCTCAAAAAGCTTAGCACCTATTTCGGCTGAACTTTTTTTATCTACGAGTATCCTGGTAAAATCTTCAATTTGTTCTTCAATCTCTCTCTGCTCAATAGATTTAGGTTCTAAAATTGGATCAAATTTTTTTAAATTACGAAGTACATAAACGACGTGCTTTTTTGGAATTTTTAAAACTTCAGAAATAACTTCTGGAGAATTTCCTTTGCTGATAAGAGCTTGAATTGCTCGGACTTCAACTGCGGATAGCTGAGTAGATTTTTTCATTTTCATTCCTCCTTGGTTTTATTCTGTATTGGATATAAAAGTTGTAAACTGACCCAATAGAACAACCAAAAACGGTGGCAATTTCACGCCATGTCATGGTCTTACGTAAACGGTCAATCAACTCATAGTCCCTATCTGTAAAAAATGGAGTTTTATTTTCTCTAACACGAATTCCATATCTGTTTAAAATATAAACAACATATTGTGGTGTTCTTTTTACTATAGAACTAATAACATATGGATCACGAACTCCTTGTTTCCAAAGTGCAAATACTGTAGTTCTAATCTTAGCACCCCTCATTAATGCTACGTTTCCTGTTCGTACTGAATTTAGTATTTTTCGGAGTTTAACATAAATCTTATCTTTAGAGATATTTAGAGTTTTACTCAAAGTTCTTACACTTGGCATATTTTCTACTGGATCCGCCTTAATCCGAGCTTTTAAAATCATTTGCTCTTCAATCTTATCTCTATATAGTTTCACAATCATCTGATAATTATTAAGAGCACGTAAGCCACGAATTCCATATTTTTTCTTAATTTGATCAAAAGTAAGATGATTCTTTAATACATCTTTGGCTACTTTTGTAGCAAACTCATATGGAACTAATTTGCTTCCGCCTAATAAAAAACTCAATCGTTGTCTATCTATTTTTGCAATTGAACAAGCTGCTCGTTTTGATTTTCCTTGTGCTAATAAATACAAAGCTTTGTTTAATCGTGAACTCCCAATAACAGGTCCAGGGAATGCCATAATCTCCTCCTTTCAGGTTGGAAGAATTAAAATAAACCTTTATAGAATTCTTTTAATAATTCTAATTGTTGTTCTTTTGGTAAATCAATCGGAACCTTCTTAGTCTTTTCATAAACAAATTTTCTAAAAAGAGGATCTCTATAAAAATGAAGTCCTAATCCTAAAAGATATTCTGCAGGATTAAGCATAGGACCTACTTTACCTATTTTAACTGTTTTACTATCATTAGACTTCTTTAACGATTCAAGTATCTTTTTAATATTTTGCATGGTATCCTCCTATATTATAGATTGACTAATGTATAGTATAATTTAATTTCTACAGTTACTGGATTCGGGTCAGTTGTTCTACTTGGATTAACAGCCCAAATCTTTTGAATACTTCCACTTGTTGGACCTTCAACCATCATCATACGTTCTATACGTATAGGTATGGCAGTAATTGGATCTCCTGGATTTAACGGAGTCGGATCGTTTTCAAACCATAAATATACCGGAGAAGTAACTTCAATAAGCATATAACGAGCTTTACGTCCATTTGGAGCAACTCCAGAAATAGGAGCACTAACATCAAAAATTTTAACTGGTGTGTCTAAATCCCATGTAGCAGCAGAACCAGGAGCAATAAAAATCCTATCCTTATCATCTATCGGAGTTGAACTATCTGTAAAATTAATTTCTCTGTCTACTGATGGATACGTATCAGTATCTTCCGTAAACGTTACACGATACTTGTGATTAACAATCGCCATTTCTCTTTCCTCCTTATTTTTTAAAAAATTTTGGATTGATATAACTACCTTTTGATTTTACAATAATAGCCGATTTTGGATCAAATTCCATAATATTATTAACTGGTATAGCAGCTAAACCTGTTTTCTTATGTAAAGAATAAGGAACTCTAATAGAGCCACCAGGATGATAAATTGTAATATCTAACCTGGTCTCATCATTTCTAGTGGGTAATTCTAATTTTACTTTAGGATCTTTCTTTTGAATTAGAAAATTTTCAAGCGCCTTTCTAAGTTCTTGGCGCATTTCAGTAACATTCATCTCTCTTCTCCAATTTAAATATATATGAAATCCTCTATTCCCACTAAAATAAACCTGAATGTTATCTAAAATATTACTAAAAGCTTCCTTTAAAAAATCTACTAATTCTTGAGTTAGTTTTTTAGTATCTTCAAATGGCACTTCCGGTCTTGGGTCTACATCTACAATACCGAATTTTTCTTCGTCTTTTACTATTCTATGAACTTCAATAGTTCTACCTGTATTTAATTTATTATTAAAATCTTCAATATTTGAAATAGTAAGAGTTCCATCAGCTGGGTCGTTCTTTCTAATTATATCTCCAGCAGGTGTTCTTATCACAATCATTACTGGTTTATCTTTTAGCTGTTCAACAATTTGATTTGCATACTTATTATAATAATCAAAAACTTGTTGTTCTGTCAATCCTTGCGTATAATATTCATTTGGTTTAAACACTATTGTATTTGGATGTTCTAAAGACGCTTTTTTTAATTTAGCTTTTGCATCTTTATGGTCTTTTATAATCTTTTCAATACGATCTATAATATTTCTTGGCCAATTTTCATTATATTTAACATTAATGCTGCGATCATCTATAAAAATTGAAGCTGTGCTAGGTTTTATATTTGTAATTTTATCAAATGGAATATCACGATCACGTAAAAATTTTTCAATTTTTGCTTTATCACCGGGTCTAGTAGTAAGCCTTGCAGTAAAAATTACAATACGATAACCAGCATCGTGTAATTTACGTACCAATTCTACATTTGCTTCAATAGGTTTGCCAAGAAACGGAAATCTATCTTCTATTAAAGTTCCATCTAAATCTATGGCAATTTCAGCTGCCTTGGATATTTTCATGTCTGCACCTCGTTTCGTAGAATTTAGATTTCCCACATCAACATATGTGGAAAAAACATAGTGATCAATTTCATTTTCATATTTAGTAAATGCCTCATCAGCCGTATCCCATTCCAAACTAAACAAGAATTTTCCATCTGATGAAAATGCAGATGCATTTGATAATACGAATAAATTGTCCATATCTTGGACCGTATTTCTAAATTTATCCAAAAGAACTGTAGCTCCAAAATATGATAATTTACTAGATGGAATTTTAAAAACAACAGAAGCCCAACCACCTTGTGTATTTCCGATTATAATCTCTGGATCAAATCCACTTAACGCTTTAAATTTTTTCTCAACCAAATCTTTAATTTTCTTTTTTAATGAGTTATCAAAGAAACTCATTGTTATTCTCCAGGTGTCCCAAATGCTGTTGATTCTGGACCTTCACCGCCACCACCTAAACCTTCTAAACCACCACCAAGACCCCCAAGTTCTGGTCCGCCTCCTTCGCCACCTAAACCTTCTAAACCTCCCCCTCCGCCTAAACCGCCCAAACCTCCACCTAAATCTCCAAGCCCACCTCCCAAACCACCTAAACCTCCTAAACCACCAGCTCCGCCTTCTTCTCCTTTAGCCATTGCTTTGGCTTTTTCTTTTTGGGCTTGCTGAGCAATACGTTCTATCTGAATAAGTTCTTGCTGTTCGTCATAGTCAAAACCAAGTTCCGTAACAACAGTTCTATCAGAAATAAGTTTTTTCTCTGACTGATTGAGTTCAATAACTTTATTTCTCCAAGCATCATCTTTATTAAAATCCATACGAGACCATTTAATCTGTGGTACATCATATCCACCTTCTTTATTTTTGAAACCATGCATAATAGAAATAGGAAGGAAGAATTTATTCTTAAGCCATCTCTCAATAACATTTCTAAAATAAACATAACGCTTTTGAAGAATTTCATAAGCCACTTGTGCGTTTGCATATGTATTGAAATGTGTACCAATCTTACCATTACGTCTCGTTATAAAAGCACCTGATGGCATTTTAAAACACCATACATAATCTTTGTATCCATCTAACTTCTTTATATGTTCTGCACTAGCTAATCCTGGCGTAACAATATCTGGAGAATTCGTTGAGTAATATACACGCCATAACCCAGAAGTTCCACTATAAGGATCCCATTTCTTCGTTGGTAGATATCCTACTTTTAAAATGAGTTCCTGTATAGAATCAGCCAATTTCTCAGAACAAGTAGCATACGCATAATAATGTCCTCTCTTCTTATGTGAATAACGAATATGTCTATCTCCAGACATCAACGCTTGTAAGAGTAAACTTAAATATTCTTTCGGCCACATTAAATATTCTTGTGGAATATATTTAGTATACGAATTTATTTGAATTACATCAAATAATTCTTCCAGATATTCTACTAACTCTTTTGAATAAATAATAAAATCATAGCATTCCGATCCCTTTGGAGATTTTTCTGTGATAGAATAAGTAAATTCCATAGCTTTTAGCGTTTCCTCTATATCTATAAATGTTTCTGGATTTCTTAATTTACTTTGTGGTATACAGATTTGATATGTAGAACTGGTAGGTCCATTCTCATGTTCTGATTTATTATAACTAATATAACCTTCGGAAATAAAATAACCTAAAAATTTCATCCAAATTTTTGGATCTATAATCTTATCACCAATTACTATCGGTTTTGGTTCAATTGGACTTTCCCATTCTAAATGTCCACAAAATTTATCTCCCAAACTCACTTCTTGTGCAGGAATTTTTATCCATTTACCATCACGCAAAACGTGCATATTATGGTCTGCAGTTACACAAACATCTATATGCTGAGTTTTAAAATGAATCATATCTTTTTTACCATCATTTAACCAATAATGCCGCTCTTCTGGAAGTTCATAGTCTATTTTATGAGTTTCAGGATCAAAAACTGCTATCCTTTCATTTTCTAAAACTTCCTCATATTTCTTCCATCCATTTTCAGTTAATACTTCTGTTTGACAATCATAACATGGGCCATCACCAGATGTCATAGCTTTAGAAGCAAATAAACCTGTCAATACGTTATTTTGTATTTGCTCTAAATATGAATGAACATCTAGAATCTGTCCAGTTGCACCCTTATAATCTACTTCTAATCCTTCGTGTGTTATAATACTAAAATTCGGATCATTCTGTGCTTCTTCAATAATTCCTTGCCATATTGCTAATTCATCAGAACTTGGATAATATTCTTTATTAACTCCACCAATTTTGAATATTTTTAATGGGGTAATATGGTTTTGAGCAATAACAAATAATACTTCTCTGAATGCATCACGTAACATAAGTTCTTTCCAAACTCTTTGAATAATAGAAGTTCCACGTAAATCGTGTGGAACGGTCTTTTTAAGAATATGGGATATATTTCTCGATGATAATGGAATATTCTCACCTTTTAAAACATATTCCAAAACTCCTCTCGGAATTTGTTCACGCAATACTGCATCCGCTGGGTGTGTAGAAGTAACAATTCTCTTTAATTCAGCATCAGGAATTAAAGTAATAATAGGTTTATCCATAAATATGGTTCTTCGAACTTCCATTAAATCTGGATTAAATATAGTCGCTCTGCTCCACATCATAGTATTTTTATCCCATTCTAGGAATGGAAATGCTTCCCCATAAACCCAATATTCTAACCCAACTCCTAATACTATGTTTAATAAATCTACACGATCAGCTGCACGAATCATTAAATGTTCCAGATCTTTATTTTTTGAAATAATATCAAATCCACCAAGTGGATAATAAGTATGTAAATCAATAATATTCCCAACCCAATAATCGGTTTCATAATAATGCCTATTGTAGGCATTCATTGTCTTTCTATCTTTTGGCAACATTAAATTAGATTCTTGGTATAATGGACTGAATGGCTTCATAGCCATACGGCTAACCTGTCCACCACTGAGTGCTACTGGAGGCATACCAACAGAATCCGATCCTGTACCATATCCAAATACTGAAGCTTTACGTGTAAATCCTTGATTACCTCTTGCAAGTTTTTGTGAAGCTATCTTTTTGTAAAAATTTGACTGTCCTTGAGGAGTAGAACTATTTATATACATTTAGAACCTCCAATCAATTATTCACCCATTGTGCGTCTAATGGATCGGCTAAGAACGCCTAATGGATTACCCATTTGTGCTCTATATTTTATTTCTTCCAATGAATGCCCAGTTAATAAAGGATATGCTTTAGGACGCATACTTTCTCCACCTACTACAGGTAGATCTGAATGTTCTAAAGCATTAGAATCATGTAACGCAGCTAAACGCAAAAAATTAATTGCATGAACTGCATCTACTTTATTTTTCTTTCCTCTTACTTTCTGAAAATGTTTATGAACATGATTGTGTGTTTCTTGTAAAGTTATTTCATAGTTCTTAAAATGTTCTATGAATCTTTCTGTATATTGATTTCGAGCAATATGTATTTTATCCTGCTGCATCGCAGAATAAAG